ACACATTCGTCAGACTGGTTATGACGGTCTTTGCGAATGGCAAGATACGAATGTTGCTCCTCGAGAATTTAAGATTACTGTACATAAAGGTTTCGGTAAGAAAAACATTATTCAAACAATTATTCACGAAATGATTCATGTTAAGCAATACGCTAAAGGTGAATTAGCTGAACGATATCGTGGTGGTCATACTCAATATTGGAATGGTGTCGATCACAATGAAACAGAATATGAAGATCAGCCATGGGAAATTGAAGCTCATAGCTTAGAAGATGCTCTATACGAAGAATACATTAATTATATAAATAGCTATGGATAATTTACAAGGAATTGAAGATTTCATGGCTCTGAATAGAGAATTTATGAAGCGTGCAAGAGTACGTACTTCATTTAATTTAAAATCACAAGATATTGGTTCTTTAACTTATAAAGAAGAGATTCGTACGTTGTTTAATGAAGATATGTTTGTTAAGCTATTAAATCCAGAGCAATATTACATTTCATCAGCAGAATTTAAACAAGCTGATGGATCTAAGCAAAGAAAAAACGTTGTACAAAAAGCTATTGAAAAATTAAGAGCCAAAACGCAAAACTCATTCAAATACCTATACAATTATAATATTAAAGGTGTAGGTCCTGGTGAAGTTATGTTTTACTATCTCACAGATGATTTATTCTGTGGTGGTGGTTCATCTGATGTTGACTTAAACTTTCAAGGTGGTAAAGCAAATTCATACGAATTAAAATCTTCTCTGATCAGAAAATCTGATGGCACAATTGCTGGATTTTTTACTGGTGGCAGAGTTGTTGTCGATCAATTAGTAACAGAGATCAAAAAATTAGCAGCAGAAGGAAATATTAATACTGGATCAGAAGCAAATGGTGTTTCAAGTAGTGGTATAGTTGAATTAAGAAAGAACGAAGTTACTGCTGGACGAATGAAAATAATTGAAGATAAGTATAGAGATATTGTACATAAAAATTATTTTGCTCAACACAAATTTATATTTACTTCAAACGAAACAGCAGGCGGATATTTAGTAGGAGATATAATGTATATGGGTAATGTCCCAAAGAAAAACATTTATATTGATTCTATTACTCAAGGTAAATTTAAACCACGTTTATGGGGTTTAACAAATAATACTCATTTAACACCATACAAATAAAATATATGCAAAAGTTTAAACAATATTTAGAAGAAAAAAAGAATACACACATGACTCACCTCGAAGATAAAGTCATTTATGGAGGTGTGAACGGTGTACGTGATGCTATTCTCGCTTTACGTGGTTTGCGAGATATGCTAGCTGGTCATGTTCAAAGAGCTGTTGATGTTACTGTAAAATGGGACGGAGCTCCTGCTGTTGTCTGTGGAGAAGATCCAGATGATGGTAAGTTTTTCGTTGCAAAGAAAGGTGCATTTAATAAAACCCCAAAAATTTATAAATCTCATGCTGATATTGATGCTGATATTCCTAATGCTGATCTGAACAATAAAATGAAGATTGCATATACTGAATTATCCAAACTTGGTATTAAAGGTGTTGTCCAAGGCGATATTATGTTTACATCAGATGATCTTAAAAAGGAAACTATTGATGGAGAAGATTACATTACTTTTCATCCTAATACCATTGTATACGCTGTTAAGTCTGATTCTGCTGAGGCCAAAGATATTCGACAAGCTAATATTGGTGTTGTGTTCCACACATCGTACACTGGCAAAACGTTCCAAGATATGCGGGCGAGTTATGGAGTCGACGTATCCAAATTTAGGAAAGTACGAAGTGTCTGGGCACAAGATGCAGAACTCAGAGATTTATCAGGTTCTGCTTCACTCACAAAAGCGGATACTGATGAAATCACTGCTGCACTCTCAAAAGCTGGCAAAATCTTTTCAAAAATTGGACGATCAATCCTAGAAGCAGTCAAAAATAACGAAGAATTAGCAGGATATATAGAACAACACATCAATGCAAATGTAAGACAAGGTCAAATGATTGGTGATTCACGTAGACACGTTGATTCTCTGATCAGATTTGTTTCAGATAAGTATAATAAACAAATTGATAAACTTAAATCTGATAAAGGTAAAGCTAATAAAACAGCACAAAGAGATGCAGTATTAAGCTTTTTTAGTCCTAGAAACAAAGCAAATCTAATTAATTTCTTTGAATTACAAAAATCTTTGATAGTGGCGAAATTAATTATTATAAATAAGTTAAACAAGGTGAATAGTTTGAGCACATTCGTGAAGACTAGTAAAGGTTTTAAAGTTACTGGTGCTGAAGGTTTTGTAGCTATAGACAAACTTAAAGGTGGTGCAGTTAAATTAGTTGATAGATTAGAATTCTCTGCTAATAACTTCAGCGCTGACATTATTAAAGGCTGGGATAAAGGACGATAATCCTACCCTAATGGGAATTGCGAGAAAACACATGTATAGTTTTAAAGACTTACTGGCAGTTGATTACAAGCCAGGAGAAGACGAACAAATTAAAAATAATGCTAAGAAGCGTAAGCGTGCTGACGTAGAAGAAGCATTAACCATGCAACAGCGTATGAAAAAGAGACAAGTCATGCGCAGAATGAAAGCTAAGATTGCAATGGGTCGTCGTAAAGCTATGCGTCGTACCGCAAGTACCGAAGTTCTTAAGAAACGTGCACAAAGAAAAGCACGTCTAATGGTCCTCAAAAAGTTTCTAAAAGGGAAAGATAAAAAAGATTTATCTTACTCTTCTCGTGCTGCTTATGAAAAGATGGTTAATCGTAAACAAGCAGTAGTCAATAGATTAGCAAAGAAATTAATTCCTAAACTTCGTCAAGCTGAGCGTGATCGTAAAGTTAAGAGAAATCAAAATAAGGCAGCTCCGAAATGATAAAAGGATTTTCTGATTATATTACAGAAGCTGCAAAGGAATGCACATTTACGTTTGGTAGATTTAATCCACCAACAACTGGTCATGAGAAACTACTTGATGTAGTTGCAAAGGTAGCACGTAACACTAAATATTTTGTATTTGCATCTCAATCATCTGATGCAAAGAAAAACCCACTTGATTATTCAACAAAGATTAAATACATGCGTAAGATGTATCCTAAGCATGCACGTTCTATTATGATTGATAAAAAGATCAGAACAGTATTTGATATTCTTGTTAGATTATATGATCAAGGTTATAATAAAGTAAACATGGTTGTTGGCTCTGATAGAGTTAATGAGTTTGAAGTATTATTAAACAAATATAATAATCAAAAAGCTCGTCATGGTTTTTATAACTTTGAAGGTGGTATTAATATCGTATCTGCTGGCGAAAGAGATCCAGACTCTGATGATGTAACTGGTATGTCAGCTTCTAAGATGAGAGCTGCTGCAGCCGCAAATGATTTTGCCTCATTCTCGCAAGGATTACCAAAATCATTTAAGGATGGTCAAGCACTCTTTAATGATGTTCGAAAAGGTATGGGTTTGAAAGAATCTTATGACTTTAGAGAACATATTCAACTCGAGCCTGTATCTGAAACTAGAGAAGCTTACGTCCAAGGTGATCTATTTTCAGAAGGTGATGTTATTGTAGTAAAAGAATCAGATGAGGTTGGTGAGGTTATCATGCTTGGTTCTAATTACGTTTTAGTTGAAATGGCTGATGGTAAGAAACTACGTAAATGGTTAGAAGATGTTGAATTAGTAGAAGCTCAAGATCCAGACATTAAAGATAGAGAAGGATCACAACCCGCAGAATATCATAAAGGTTTATCTAAGTCAACTAAAATTAAACGCGATGCCCAATTTAAGAAGCAAGCGAAGATGGCAGATGACAATCCTGCGGCATATAAGAAAGCTCCAGGAGATAGCGTAAAAACTAAACCTTCAAAACATACAAAGAAATATCATAAAATGTATGGCGAAGGATTTAAATCATTTTCTACTTTCAATGAAGTAATTACCGAAGATGTAACAAAGGCATTACAAAAGAAAGCAGATAAAACTGGTATGCCAACGAGTATACTTAGACAAGTTTATAATAGAGGCGTAGCTGCATGGAA